AATGTTGGAACTCCAGCTAATCCGCGTTTCTTGTAGCCAATCTTAACGTCCAATGAACCAGTAGATTCAAACGCTGCGTCCATTTTCTCTCTGTCAACAACTTCAAGAACGATGATTCCTTGAAGATTGTCAGCGTATTTAATCTTCAATGCTCCGTCTAGTAAAGTTTGGCCTACTGTTGCATCAATTTTTGCTTCTGATCCTACAACGATGTTCATGCACTCTAAGTCAACAGCTGGAGCTCTGAAGTACATATCAACGTAGTCTTGGCCTTCTGCAGCTTGATGCACTTGACCAACAGTTACTGGTTGATATTCAGTAACAGCAACGTTCTTACCATCAGTTAATCCTGGAATACCAAGCTCTAAAGCATACTTTTGACCTAATCTTTGGTTGTAGTTACCTAAGCGGCCAGTAGATGCAAGCATGTGTAAGTCGCTGTTTTTGTAAGCTTTATCATATGGATATCCTGGGTATTTTCCAGTAGATTGATATGGTGAGTTATTAATAGCATCTTCACCACGTCTGTTGTTCTCTGGCCAAATAGCAGGATTGAATTCATTAAATTTCAATCTGTCTTCAAGCGCCCATGTTACCCAACGAGCAGAACCTTCTGGTAATAAGTTGTTGTTTACAGAGTAGATTTGACCAACAACTTGTTGTCTTTCAAGCTCGTATTCTGCTAATCCCATAGTTGCAATCTCTTGCTCGAAGCTTAATGGAGATACAACGATACGACCGTTCTCGTCGGACTTTACAAGTGCTCCTGGGAACAATGCACCATAAGCAGACCCCCATGGATTTTCTTCTGCCTTGTTTTTATACATGAACCAAGGAAGTTCTACTAAGGCATCCGTTAACACTGGACCTGGCATCATGCCGTTGTAAGCATCGTCGTCACGAGTGTACTCGTTTCTTTGAAGCATACCGATTGGAATGTTTCCTGGTCTCACGTTTGTAGGAGTGCCGTCTGCAGTTACAACTTTTCCTGTTTCAGAATCGATTTGGTATCCTGCATCTGTTAATTGGCCAATAGGACCTTTAACAGCGTAATCTTCTCCAGCACCAGATCCGAAAGGACGGAATGAAGTGTAAGCATAAGCTTTATCGAAACCGATTAATGGAGCCCATTCTTTGCCTATTCCATGAACAGTTTCTCCTTGTGCACCTGGCTCAACAATGTCAGCTGCTTCCCCTCTCATCACTGGGTATTTATCTCCAGCCTCTCTTACTCTTACTGGAACACCACCATTAGCGATGGTTAAAGTATTGTGTTGCTTTCTCATGTCGAAATCAACAAGGTCCATGTGAGGATCAACTGCAACGATACGACCTTTCGGAATTACGATTTGGTTGTATCCGTATGCAAATCCGTATCTGAACAACACTGGGAGTCTGTAGTCGAATTGGTACTTAATGTTAGGTACATCATGCGGGCTCGTACTGAGCTTGTTGTTCGTACGGTTGATTCTGTCGTCACCTTGTCGGTAGCCTGGTAAGTTGGCTTGAAACGTCTCGCCTCTAGCACCTGGCTGTAGTCTATCTTGACCGGTAAATTTAGATGGATGTAATGCCATTGCTATTCACTCTCCTTAAATTAATTAGTTGCACTTGTTGGCAATATCATAGAATAAGTTCTGCAGGCCTTCTTCTAAATCCATATTACTAGCCTTTTTCTCTTTCTTAACATTGCCTTCAAGATTTTCTGTTATTGTCGGATCAATTACAGGCTTAATTGCCGTAATATTTCCGCCATTACCTAGCTCCTCTTTTAAGTCTTTTATTGCATCGCTAAGCGACTCTTTTGAGCGCTCTTGAATGCTTTGCAACTCGACATCTGGCTTTCCTGCTAACTTTCTTAACAGCACATAGTTTTCAACTAATGCCTGTTTGTTAGCTTCATTCAATTCAACGCTTTGAGATTCAAGACCTTCTCTTAAGCTCTTTTCTTCAGCAAGCTCAGACTCTTTTGCTGTTAAAGAACTCTTAGTATCCTCTAAGTCCTTCGTAAGCGTTTCTTTTTCTTCTTTCAAAGTAGCAGACTCAGACTCTAGCTCTTTGACTTTGTCTTGCGCCTCTTTTAGTTTTTCTTGGGCTTCCTGTAATTTTGTCTCAGCATCTTTTAATTTCGTCTCTGTTTCTTGCAGCTTAGAGCTTAATGAAGTTTTGTCGTTTTCTAGTTGCTGATTATTTTCTTGAAGAGTTTGATAGTCAGCTTGTAATTTTTGAACTTCGCTCTCAGTTAGTTTCAATTCGAACACCCTTTCTTCAAGATTTTCATTGATTTCAGTCTTCTTAGCGATAGGTTTGTAGATTCGTATATTCTTAGCGTAAATGTCAGATGGAACGATTACATAAGACAATTCCTTACCTTCCATTTCGTAAATATCCCAATAACAAATCTCACCATCGTAGACTTGACCTCTCTCATGTTCGCAAGGACCATATTCTGCGATATTATGTTCGCAGATGGAACATCTTACGTCATGGCCAATAATGCCGATTGAAACGGTCATTAATCTTCCGTCTTCAATCTGCTCCATACCGTCTCGGTCAGGAACGTTAGTTGTAAACACTAATGCACCTGTTCCAGAGCGCGTCTTTTTATCGGTATAAAAAACGCTGTTGATTCGACCGATTATTTTTCCATCTTTCTCATTGTGGTGCATGATTAGAGGCTTTCGATATGGATGAGTCCATGAGCGAACACTAGATTTCAAAGCTTGTTCTGTATATCTTGTGTAGTTCCTCGTCGGACCAACGTGGATCCCTTCGATGTCAACCATCAGTGAGTTAGGTGAGATCGGATCTGCTGAGCCGTAGTTTTCTTTTAGATGATTCACATCTTTGTAACCAAGCTCTGCATCAAACTTGTCAAATCCTAAATACTCCCTAATCATTATGCTCATTTATTATCACCTGCCTTTAGGGTTACTTTGCAATCACAAAACGAATGGAAAGCCGGAACATCCTCGATGCTAAAGCTCTTCGTTTTGACTACCTTAGAATGATCCTTTTCATCATCACTTCCGTTGAAGTCGATGTAGACTTGATCAATTCCTACTTGAGAGCAGGTTTTCACGTAAGAATACCAGTATGCTTTTGGAACAACATATTCGATAAGAAATCTTAGTCGATATTCTAATGCATCAAATACAGCTTCTGGATCGTCGGTTTTCTTAACTCTGCTCTTAATATCTTTCAATAGTTTAGTTACTTGCTTAGTTGTATAGTCTTGTAAAGTTGTTAAGCTAAACTTTGCAACTGTAACTAACTCTTTATCTTTCTTTGTGTCGGCAAGCGCTTTGGCGATACCGTCTTTCGAAGCTAAAGTGATGTAGTGATCAATCTCTTTTACAAGAGCATCCCTTGAAAGCGGAACAACGATGTCGACATTTTTAGCGTCCCTAACGATATCATTACGCATGTCTTTGTACTTTTTATATACTGACTGATAAGTTTTTTTGTGATTTTCCTTATCTTTACGCTTTTGGTCAATCATGACTGGCTGTTTTTGGGCCTCAGTCTCTTCAAGTGACTCCTTGATTTTCACTGAAGTTGTGCCGTATTGGTTTGTTGGCAAGTTTCTGCTTTTAACATCATCATTTGGTTCGGTGCCTACAACATTACCATTACCGGCAATTCCCTTGCTATTCTCATCACCGCCGCCATTTTGCGTAGTTTTTTCCCTATGTTTCTGTAATTCGAGTACTCCTTTTGTCTTTTCTTTGATCTGAGCAATCGCATTTTTGTTCTCAATCATGTTGGCATATAAGCGACTCTCATCAACTTCATCCTTCTTACCAAGATTTCTACGAGTCTCTTCGAGCGTGGCAACATTAGATTGAAATTTAAGCATTTCATGATTTTCCACTTTAACTTTTGTATCAAGAGAAATTTCTTCGAATTCGTAATGAACGATATCACCTTCATTTAAGATTGGATTGAAGCCGCCTTCTAGAAGCAACTCGTTGATGATATAGTTTTCTATAAAAATAGATAGAGTTCGTTGAATGTGTTTTACAGTATCGTGAGCTTGAGCTTCCATGCTGTCTTCATTTTGCTTAGCTCCGCCTCGACCCATCTGGGACTCACTAACGCCTAGTGCTGTAAATACACGTCTCTCAAAATATTGAAGATATGCAGAAGCATCTAACGCTTCTCCTTCTGCCCCAATTGCTTTTACTTGGGTTCTTTCGTTTGTTACAATTACGCCGTCCATAGCGATCTTTTCGATTTCATTCTTAGCATCCGTAATTTCTCGGTCGGTCGCTTGAAATCCATTTTCCGGAAGTCCAACGATCCATTGATAGATCGGAATTGCGAAGCGGTAAATAAGTGAGATGATATTACCTTCAATCTTTCTTAGTAGCTTCACGTCTTCCAGTGCTGCAACTATCCTAGGTGTTCCGAACGCATTATTCGGCTCTTTGTCTAGGTAGAAATGAACAACGTCATGTGGCGCATAGCTCTTTTCTTCGCCATTCACTATTTGCTGATATAGAAGGATCTTTCCGTTTTTATTACGCTTAATGCGTATCGTTGACGGATCCACTCTAAAGTAGCCGCCGACTGGTTTGTCTGAATATACTCCCCTCGCTTTCATTCCAGGCATGACAACATCCACTCTGGACTTAATTAAGAAAGCATTCGAATACTTTACAAGGTCATCTGCAATCTCTTGGAAAGTAATATCTATCGGCTTTTGTGTGGCGAAGCTCATAATTCTAAAACGCTTTTTAATGTACTCAGCAGCTTTTTCGTTTTCACTTTTGATGGTNTATCCTGCTTTATAAATCAAGTAGCTGTACTTCATCAGCGCTTGTTTGATGTATGAGTCCGATGCAGAAGCGATTTTGATTTCCTCTAAATCGTACTCAGGGTAAGCAAAGTCTTGCCTATACATTCCTTGTTTAGAAATGAGCCCTACGGCCTTGACGATAAACTTTTGCAGCTGTTTATCCTTTATCGCTACTTTTCTCGGCGCTTCATTTATGTCTTTCTTTTTTCGCCAGAAAAAGAGATTCAATTGGCCTCACCGCCTATCTTTCTACATTTAAATCTATTGATGAATTAAAAGCGTTTCCCTCCAACAAAGCGCTTCGTTACATAGCTGTGGTAACGAGCTCCTGGGCTGAAATCTTTAATAGAGATTGTCGTAACTCCACTACTTAGATCGACAAACTTATTGTTACCAATATAAATACCGACGTGAGCTGTTGCTATTCTTCTGCCGTCTGGCATTGTATTGTAGTGAACGTGCTTTCCGGTAGGACCGAAGAACATACAATCTCCTGGTTGAAGCTGAGACAGACTTTCAATAAACTGTCCTCTTGAGTTTGTGATTTGAGCTCCTGTATATCCGCCAATATCACCTTTACCCGCTTCTCTGAAGACTTTTCTAACGAATGAAGAACAATCTCCCCATTGCTTCAGGTCTGGATCTCCCGCTCGTTTTGTCATGCTGTACTTCACAGGATTAGCACTTCCTAAACCTCTTGTCTGCGCCCATCTAATCGCAATCGTTACAACGTCTTGGTTGCCTCCTGTTCCTGTTGGAAGTCCAGGCATTCCTCCGGCGTTGTATGCATTTGATCCTGATGTTCTTGTGGCTGTTAATGGTAAGTCTTCAGGTCGTGTTTTTGCTCTTTGCTTTTGTCGCTGTTGCTCTTGACGAGACGTGTGTCGTTTTTTGCTCTTATCTTCTTCTGTAAGACCTTCAAGGATGTCATAGCCTTGCTTGTGCAAAATTGCTTTTCCTTTTGCTTCTTTCATAAAAGCATCAAGTGTCTCTTCTACTAATATTACGGCTGAATTTAAGTATTTATAGAAGTTGTACATATTTTGCTGATATTTCTTGTCGTACGAAGTCCTAGAGTCTCGTAGAAGGTCGTTTGAATGTGTATCTAAGTAATCCTTTGACTTCTGGTAGTCCGCTTTATAATAACGGTTACGAAGCTCGTACGCTGCCTTTACAGCCCTTAAATGATAGATAGTCTGATCAATGTTGTAAATTTTCTTGAATAGCTTTGCCTTTTGATTGCGATGCACTTGCATTCTTGTGACTGTATCTGACACATGCTTGAAGTCATCGTCAACTTTAGCAGCTGACAACTTGTATTCATAAAACAGATCTCGATAATCTGGCAAGCCGCCAACATTGGCTGTATATAAAAGATCTGGAATATACTTCATTAAAACCCTCTGAAGATTGTA